TAAAATGACAAATATGATTAATGGAGTATGATTATGAATGGTTTTACGGATAGATATGTGAATGATAATGTTATTGATTTTCAGAAGATTAAGGATAACTGTGGGGTGGTGGGGGTGAAAAAGACAATAAAAGACAATAAAAATTGTCGTTTTTTAGAAAAAAGACAATAAAAAGACAAAAAATTGTTATTTCTTTATCAAAAATTTTCTTTATAAAACTAGAACTTAATTCGGGTACATATAATTGGACAATAAAAAAAAGACCATAACCAATTAGGTTAGGTCTTTTATTCTACATAAATACCGTATGTAATCTATATATTCTAGTCGATTCTGTTCCATCGTCTTCGTTATAACAACCAAAATCATCTTGATTAAAATCAAAATCTTTACAGAATAAACTAGCATCTTTAACTGCTTCTATCTCGTCTTTAGTTAAGTCATATAACGGACACATAGAACACTTTAACTTTTGTTTCTTGCTATTCTCAACACTCTCAAGCAATTTATTTAACATCTCTTGAGCTTCTGTTATATTAGAATAAGAAAGTGATAGAACTTCGACTTCATTGTTCAAAGTGTCTAATCTACTAATAACATATCTCTCTTCCATTTTACCACCATAATATTAACGCTATAATCAAGACAATAACACCGCTAATAAGTGTTAATACATTGTCTTGATTACTTGGTTTTTTATCTTGTTTATGTTGTGCGGGGAATGGTTCAAAATCCGAACCATCCTCCATCACTTGATTATATACATAATAATCACTTAATAAATCAAAATCTCTACTCATATTACTTAATACTTAAATTCTCTTTATCAACCAACTTAGCACCAACAACTTCCTTGCCAGCCTTTAAATCGTCCTTAATCTTAGTCTTGTCAATCTTACTAGGCTGTGGAACCAAATACTGTTCATCAATACTATTTTCATCTGTAATATCGACTACAGTAGACTTACGATAGCCAATAACAGCTCTAGGGTCTTTTAACTTAAACTTAGGCAACATCGGCTCTGCAACGGTCATCTTTAGATAGTTGTCAATATAATTACGCAACCAATTAGCCTTGTTTTCAACAGCCTTCTGACGACTTGCTAATTTCATCTTCTCATTCTTAATTGCATCAGCCTCAGCATCAAGGGACTTAATCATGCAAGCAATATTAACCAACTTCTCGTTTAGGTCAAGCTTTAACTCATCAAATTTCTTCTGTAAATCTTCACCTTCAAGAATTTCGCCAGATTCGGTGTCAAATCCATAATCCACTAAGTTTTCAATAGCATTATTAATCTCATAAAGTTTCATTTCTATTCTCCTTCACTCTTTAATTTTTCTACAAATCTTTTCCAACCATAACACCGCTTATATGCAGTATTTTTATCATATCCGTTTTTAATCATTTCTTCATAAAGAATATCTTTGTAATAATCGTTTTCTTCTTCTAAAAAACACGGCTTTCCGCTAGTTTGAATAAAATACTCACCATTATTATATGCAGATACGGAAGAAATACATGCGTAATATGGAATTAAGTCCTTTTGTGAATCAATTCTTAATTCAATAGGATTGTCATTAATAAAAATATGGACTTTAGAATAATCTTCTACTTTAAAAATGTCGATTACTTCATCATATAAATCGCATCGACCACTAAAACGGCTCATATTCTACTCCTTCTTTTCAATCTCTAATCCATCAATGTCAACGCAATCATTTTCAATAAGCCACTGTAAAAATTCTAATTGCTCAGAAGTAAGTTCAGTCTGTACAATATCATTTCCTTGCTTAAATTTAACAATTGCAACCTTTTCATTCACATCAAATAAATCAATCATTCTCTTACACATTCTTTTTAAATCCTCTCAACACTTCTTCTGCTTCTAGTGGCGTGTCAAACAACATTTCACGCTCTGAATATCCAACACATCGAGCCTCGCCCGCTTCTACATAGCCAATTAATGTTCTAGGATAGACTGTATGCACCGTAATATCCTCTACAACAATGCTATTTGTAAGCTCATTGTAGTTAATATACCATAATCTCTGTCCTTTTACATATTGGTCACGAAAATCAAATTCGGGATTAGCCAATTTTTTAACAACTGCTTCGTGTAACATGCGTTTACATACACTTTCGTAGTCAGTTGCAAATGGTGTTGTCCAAATATCCTTGTTTTTAACAGTTTTAGGTTGAAAATCTGCCCCTTTTCTGCCTCTTTTTTGAGCATTTTGGTACATATCCTCAACCTTTGATACTGATTTAATTGGTTCAATTGCCATAATTAGACTCCTTTCTGTAACTTTAGTCTAATTATAACATATTATTCTCCATATGTCAAGTATAAGTTATTAATTCTATCGATAATGACCTTTCGTGTCCACTTGCCACAACGCAATTTGTCATTTGTATCGAAATTATTACCACTATCAATTAAAACGCAACAATTATTTTTTAGAATGTTACATTCGGCAGTATTAAAAATTTGTTCAGATGCTACTCCGACCACATAAAAAGCATAATTCACACAAGCGTCTATCATAATTGTATAATTTGATTTACTATTAAATTCAAAAACAGTGTATCCGTAACTAATTAATAGGTCAATAAGAGCTTTACCAACCTTTCCACGCCCAATTACAGATATAACAGCATCTCTTTTTGGACATGCTTCTGTAATATAGTTAAAAATTCCTTGTGCAGTTGCATCTGTATAAAAACTTACACCACCAATATTGTCAATGTTTGCATATGGATAGTCCATCAACAACATTTCTAATTCATTTTTAACAAAATAATCTTTGACAGGATACAATGGCAAGACAGGAGTGAATCGATTCTCTTTGAGTCGCTCCTTTAAGATTACTAAATCATCAAGAATTGTTACTTTAATATTATTCTCTTCACAATCTTTTGTAATCCACTTGAGATACATATCACTTGCTTCATTTGGATTGTCATAATATACTAATAATTCTTTTTCCATACTTGTTTCTCTCCTTGAAATACTTTGTCGTGATTTTCAGTACAAAAAGCAAGAATTTGTAATTTTAAATCCTTGTCAATGATTTCATATGCCTTGCCACGTTCAATATATGGGTTTGATATAAAATAAATATTTTTATCAAAGTCCTTCATGTTAAGTTTTGCTAAATCAAAATTATTTATATATATGATTCTTGTTGAGTCACACATAAAGTCTTTAACGTAATCCACGAAATCTCTTAGCTCATCTTCATCAAATGTGCCCATATTATTTCTCCTTTTCACAATGCGGTACTACAAATACAATACTATCCAACGGAAAACAATACTGATTAAGGTCATCTTCTGAATTAAAATAAGCTTTATTGCTTTTGTGACTAATCACCCCTTGTTTCACCTTTTCAAGAACTTGGTGTCCGCAATAAGGTAAACAATATCCTACATCTATAAATCTTCCAAATTTTTCTTTGCTCATTTTACTTCCTCCATCTTTTATTGTACCATATTTAAATTCATTTGTCAAGAAAACTTTTCTGCATATTGATTTGGGCTTGCAAGAGTCACTTCAAGTGTTTTATCATAATGGCTCTCTTGATTAGGGATAAAACGTCCAAATTTAACAATAATATTTTTGTATCTTTTTGCAATATAATCTATATTTTCTTTGATTTCATCATACTTATAACCAGTATAAATAACTATATCATCGTCACATTGTTCTCTAAACGCAGAAATAAACATAATTAAATCATTATATGAGTCCATTGGTTCAAGACCTTGAAAACAAACCGCCTTGGATATATCGTTATTGATGTATCTATTAACTAAATTATTTATTTCTACTTCAACATTGTTTGCGGTAGCAAGTGCACTGTTTTGGCACACTTGCATGCCACATTCTTTATCACATTTAAAGGAACAATAAGGCATTTCGATTGTCATACATACTTTTTTATAATTTACAAAATCTTCATCAATAATGCCTTTGATTACCATACCTACTCCTTATAATACAACCCACAGTGACATTCGCCACTTTCTTGTTCTCTAAATTCCTTGCACATGCATTTATTTTCTGGAATTTTTAGAACTCTACAAGGACAATACCCATCATTGTCCTTGAGAGCTTTTCTAATTTGTTTCTCTAATTCTTTGTCATCAGTAACTTTAATCATTCCTTTGCATTATCCCACTTTCTAAGTTTAAATTCTTCTTTGCGCTCTTTTGACCAAGTATTTGTCTTTGTGTAAAAACCTACAATTCTAGTAAATTCAGCACTCTTTGGCTTTCCGCACACTGGACAAACATCACCATAAAACGCATGATTGTTTTCGCAAGCAGAAATTTTTGTGTTAAATGCGAAATAAGTAACTCCCTTGTCCGCAATATAATTTGTCATATTCCATGCCTTTTCAAAACTATCAAATGGAGCGTCAATGTTATAATGCAAGATAGAGCCACCATTACAATATCCATCGAATTCTGATGCAATTCTTACACGCTCTTGCCCCGTTGTTTGAACTCCTAAAGGAATAAACTGATTACCGTATAATGGTAAGTCATAAATTTTAGCCTTTGGATAAAAGAATTTATCCTTTTTCATTAACTTCGCACTTGCTGATTCTGCTGGAATCTGCTCTGTATTAACCATATAATCACAGTTGTATTCTTTAATAAAGTTATCAGCAGTTTCTCTCATAGTCTCAAAGATTTTCTTTCCAAATGCCGAAGCCTTATCTGTATAATATACATTGCCAAATTCATCTTTTGTTGTATATCCAAACTTTTTCATTGTTTCATAAATACCAATAAAACCGATTGTATTATAGCAATGTTCAAAGTCGATTAAGCCATATGAAAAGTTTGGTAACAAACCTTTTTCTACATTACGTTTAATAATATTTCTTACAACATCTAATGCCATTAAGTCAAGTTCAACTCTTTCTCTTAATGCCTCAAGATATTCTTCTTCTGTCTTTGTATCGAGAGCAATTCTTGCAAGGTTTACAGTTCCTACCTTAATAGAACCAACTTTTAATGCTGTTCCACCAACAGAATTAAAATAACCTAAATCTTTAATGTCTGACTTCAATCGACAACAATTGCTCAATGAAGTAACACTGTCATCAATAAACAAATTGCTATCAGACCATTTCATATTGTGTTTAACTGCCCATTTTGCAAAATCTTCATCTACAAACCTTCCATTCTGTCGCAATAATGAAATAGTGCTAACTGGGAATGTAAACATATTTGTGCTACGAATTTCTGACATTACTTCCATATACCACTTTTGGAACTCAATAATTTCTTCTTCGTAGTCAATCATAAATGTTCCATCTGGGAATTCAGAACCACCAAATAATGCTTCAAAATATGGTCTATCAAATACACTTGTATTTGTAAATGCGCTTTGAGAACCGTCTCTTACATATGGCTGATTTACTGCATAAATAAATCTTTGGAAATTCTGTTTAGCATAATATTCACTTGTTCCGCTTGTTTTAATTCCCATATAATCTTCGTCTACATCTTTCTTCCAAAAGTAGAACATATAAGGAATTAAATTTGGCAATCCAACAGCACCGCTAGTTCTGTTACTTGCAAATGACACAAATTCTTTAATAAAGTCAACAAATGTAATTAAATGTTTTGCTTCGCAAGCATTCTGCCCTTCAATGAAGTAAAGACCTTTTTCTGCTAAATCCTTTAAATCATAAGCAAAACAATATGAACGGAATGTTGAGCTAGGTGCATCATGCAAATATAACTGACCAATCCATTCTGCCTCAAGCCATCTATTTGCGTTTTTAAATCCATATTTCTTCTGAATCTCATAGTAAATCTTATTAAACGCTAATAACTTTGAGTGTGGTTTTGACATCTCTCTTTCAAGAGTTACGATGTCTTTGTGTGACACATTTGAATTACCATCAATACTTGAGTCAGCAACAGTATCTTTATCTACAAATTGGTCAATAAAGTCAGTGTAAGACAACTGTTCGTCATTAAACCCATTGAGCAATGCAATATCAGTGCCGTACTTGTTTAACATGCTATTGTAAGCAGTTGTAAAATTTTTGATTAGTTTAATATTAATATTCAATTTTCTTTTGCCCTCTTTCTACTTGTTATTAATCCACGCAACGGCTTTAGTAAAATCAAGTACTTCATTGTCTACTTCAAGCATTGGTGCAGACATAAAACCTTTTTCTACCATTAGGTCTTGGTCTTCACAGATTTCAAACTCAATGCCCTTTGCGGTTAATTTCTTTTCTAACACAATGCATCTAGGGCAATGTGTAGTATAAAGTGTAATCATAACGTCATTCCTTTCTATGTTTTTTATTATACATTTCTATTGAAATGCTTTAATTATATTATACCATATTTTGTGTTATTTGTCAAGATGTTCAAGTAAATCTAGTACCCAATTCAATGTTTCAATCTTTGCGGTAATTTCTTTATAATTGTTATGATTAGCAAACATTGCAAGATTTTCTCTGCTTCTTTCGATTTCTTTAACAATTTGTTCTTTTATCATTAGTATTTTCTCCTTTAATCAATTTTTATAGTTTTATCAATCATAACATTTTTATCATGAGAGTTTATATGTTTTAGGTTTCCACGAGTAGACCTAGATATTTTTATTTGGTTATTTTCATTCACTTTTAATTTATTTAACAAGAACGAATAACTATCTTCAAATACAATCTTAATGGTGTCTTTGTCTAACCACCAACGTTCTCCGTCATAACAACACTTAAATCCAAAGTGGTCATTCACGGCATTGAAAATTGTTTTACGTTTGTCATCATCTTTTATATTAACAAAGTATTTTGATTTTTCGTCAGTCAGCACACGAGTGATATAATTTCTATAATCTTCAACTTCTTGCATTTGGTCGCCAGTTAAAGATGTCCATTCTTCGTCTCCTTTATATTTAACCTTGAATATTTTCTCTGTATTCAAAATGCCTTTGCGAACCATTGATTTAATAACATTAGAAATTGTAACTTGATTTAATTTTTGCGCCTCTGCTTTGAAGTCTTTAAGCTCTTCAACTTTAACTCCAATTTCCTCAGCCATAACAACTGCCAATTGCTTAATATATTTAAATTCTGGATTTACCAAACCAAGTAACTCTTGTTGTTCAAGGTATGTTGTATCAATAAACTTTCCTTCTGCATTGCTACATAAATCATACACCATTGGCTCTATTAATTTTTGATATGAAAAATTAACTATATTTGCACTCTGCTTTTCTTTGAGTGACAAAGGTCTAACTAAATATTTATTTTTTCCTTTGATTTTATCAATATACCATTCTCTTCTCCATTTCTCAAATTGTTTTGCCCTACGGTTTCCTTTTTCTTTTTTTTCTTCTCCAAATTTTTTACACAGTTGGTCATAATCTAGCTGTTCATATTTCATTTTTTATTCCTTTCTGTTATAAAAGTATCCACTAAAGTATCCACCTTTTTGTTCGCTTCTTTAGCAAAAATAAAAAGCGTGTAAACCGTTGATATTACTGCATTTGCGAAAAAAAGTATCCACCTTTTTGTGCATATATATAATATATTGTAATATTTTTATATATATTATAACATATATTATATTAAATGTCAAGTATATATAATTATATATTATATATTATTATAACTGGTACTATGTGGGGCTTTCGCACCCCACACCCCTGCGGTGCTCGCTTCGCTCACACGGAGAAGTATTATTTATTTATATATATTTATAATAATAATATATTATAACATATATTATATTTATTGTCAAGTGATTAGTTTATATATTATATAATATTATATATATAAGTTATTTTAATATAAATATAAACTTGTAATATTTAAGTAATATTATATAATGTGTAACATAATGCATATTATATATAATTATTATGGATAGGATAATATGCAACATATTGCGTGTTAATATATAATAATTATTAAATAATTTCAAGGGGTTGACAAATACAAAATAATGTGGTATAATATAATCAAACTACAAGAATAATACGAAAGGAGAAGTAACTATGACATACACACAAAAGCGTTTACGTAATGAGTATGAACAAGATGTTAGTCATAAATCTGATGTAGTTGAAATAGCATTTAGTTATAAACAAGATGATATTATTGAAGAGCCGTATGGTTTGTATGAAGACATTGAAGAGTTTGAATTGACTAATGATTGTGATATGTTCGCAAGAATTTAATAAATATAGAAAGTGAGAGAAGATGAATGAGCCTACAGTTTGGCGTAAAGATTAAAAACATCGAGGCTAGTACATTGTATGAATGTAATATTGGGGTTAGACAGTATTATAGTTTTAAGACAGCAATGTTTACAAACAGCTTATTTTGTGACTTTCTAAAAGAGAATGGACTTAAAATTAAAAATTCCTCAACGAGAGATATAATTTGCTTGGAGTTTAATTTCGGCACTCGGTCATACGAAGAAGAAATTGCTCACTTGGATAAAATGATTCTCAATGAGCAAGATGAAGAGAAAAAGAAATTTTATTGTTCACTCAAAGAAAAAGCACAAAGCAATAAAGACAAATATGTAAAACTAACTAAAGAACAAGTAAGAGAAAAATTTTATCAAGATGGAGTCAATGTAACTTATGAGACATTCGGAAAGAATGGAGAAGTCACAAAGACAGAAACATTACACTACAAGATGTTATACCGCTCAACGGGAAAAGCAAAGAAAGGTAGTTGTATGTTTATTGTTGACCGCTTGTATAAAAAGTCTATAAATTATCTACGCATGGGGATTAAATTGCCAAAGAATAATGCTCCAATTGTGGAAATAAGTGCATATGCACCATTGACATCAAGTACAATAGTTGGTAAGGTTAAGATTGACCCAAGTGAAATTTTAGTAATTAAAGACATTGATAGCTATTTCAAGACAAACGTTGTGTCTATTGAGACAAATGCGAACAGAGAATGTGTTGCTCGTGAGATTCAAGATTATGAGTTGAAAAACACAATGTTTGATGGACAAGGGCTAATTGATGAAAGTGTTTTCCCTAAATGGGGAAATGGATATGTGCTACTAAGACACCATTTCTGCAAGATGGCTTGTTTCAGAGCAGACATTCAACAGTTCTTTAAAGACTACTTTGGTCACGATTATGATACAGCAATCGTGACAGACATGTGGGGCAATGAGCATTTAGCTAAAGATATCAAATTAATTACAACTGAAAATGCGATGAAATGGTCTAAAAAAGAGTTTGGCGTATCATACGAGTATTGGGCTGAATGGGTTCGAGCAAATGGTAGTCAATTTGGTATTGTTAAGACAGCACACGAAAGTAAGCTTGGTGACGTTCAAAGAATGAGCTATCAAATGGTCAACGCACTTGATTTAGATATTATGCCTAATGTTGTAGAAAAAAGTGTTAAATATATTGAGCAACTGAAATCAAACGATGATGTATTTTTAGACTATTTGATTAAGAATGCTAATTTCTTTAATGACTATGAGCCATTATATGAATTAGTTAAACAAGACAGAGAGTTTTTGCGATGTGAATATTTTAGAGAGCGCAAGTATGCAATAATTAAAAATTATGTTGATGACTTTAGGCGTGGACGAATTATTCAGAATGCGGATAACTTGGTAATTGTTGGTTCTCCGTATGCAATGTTACTTGCTAGTGTTGGAGAAGACGTAACTAAAGATACAACATTTGAAAATCATGACGATTGCATTGAGTGTTTTACAAACAGATTTGATAATGGAGAATATTTAGCAGAGTTCCGTAGCCCATTTAACGGATTTTACAATTTAGGATGTTTATATAACAACAAAACAAGTGATATTTGGGGTAAATATTTTTATAATCTTGGAGATTTAATAGTTGCTGTTAATATGCAACACACTGATTTTCAAGACAGAAATAATGGCTTAACAAAATGGGTCAGCGTACAGAAATGTGCGTAAAAAATATCGGGTTAAAATTGGAAACCTAAAGTGTGATTAAAAATGATTAAAAATAATAAAAGAAAGGCGGTGAAAATGTGAATTTTAAAAGGGTGAATTAGTCGATGGAGATATCGTAATAATAGACAATAAAGAATATAAGTTTATAACATTAAGAGGTCGTTCAAAATTAGTTTCTAAAGATGGTTCTTTGTTAAATCCATATAGAAATCAAGAAGTTGGATTGTATACAAATCAAGACGGATATTTATGTAGCGGTGGTGGAGTACCAGTACATTTGTATGTTGCATATGCTTGGGTTGATGGATACAATGAAGATTTGGAGATAACAGAAGTTAACCATAAAGATTTTGATAGAACAAATAATAACGCAGATAATCTTGAATGGGTAACGCACTACGATAATATTCAATATTCAGTAAATGGCAATTATGATGTTATTTGTGAATCAAAAAGAGGAACAAATAATGGACGTGCGACATTTACAGAAGAGCAAGTATTAAAAATTAGAGAATTATATGATACTGGAAAATATTCAGTAGCAGATTTAGTAAGAATGGATTATCCAGAATTAAAAACTCAAAAGGATTACCATTCGATTTGGAGTACATACTCAAATATAGTAAAGAGAAAAACGTGGAAACACATTTAATTATATCAATCACACAAAGGTAATCAATTACCACTCTTGCGAATGTCATAAAAGTAGCAAGAAGGTTTAACGACTACGAAGACGAGTAGACAAACAGTAATTCTTCGCACGAAATCCGACACCTAACCAAGTAGAGTTGAAGGTGAAGAGATAGTCTAAACTTATAGGAAACTATAAGAGCATAGGATAAAGAGCCTATGGTTAATACAATTGCAGACCAAGATTCAGATAGTATCTTTGTTACAAATCAAAAAGAAATTGCGGAATATGCAAAATTGTGTTATAAAAAATATCCAACAATTGTAAATAACATTCCGAAAGATAAAAACGTGTATAGAAACACGCCATTGGATTTTGCGAACCTTGACAATAAATTATCACATTCTCAGCTTGGTATTGGTGAATCAAGTAACCTTGCACAAATGGCTTTGACTTATAGTCATAACTTTGATGATAAAAAATATCTCGATGCAATATGTATTTTAAGCGTGTTAGCACAGATATATATCGATTCCAGCAAGAGGTTGTTTGATTTAGACCTAGATAAAGAGTTAAAACGAATTAAAAAAGATTTAGATGTTCAGACAGTCGGATATCCTAAATTTTGGTTATTAATTCATCTAGAGTTTAATCGTGAAAATATTAATTATAAATTAGATTGCCCTATGAATTACATGAGTAGTTTAGACTTAATGAGATTCAGAAGTGAAGACAGTACGTTGCCAATAAGTCATTTCTTTGTTCGTCATTCAGTTGAAGACAAAAATGATAAACGAAAGTGCAGAAAGGTTGAAGAATTCATACAACAGTACGCAATTGATTTATATAACTTCAATATGATGGATGATAGGGATTGGAGAGACCCAAACGATGTATATTTGTTAAAAGACAATTTTAATGACATGATGGAAGATATTAAGAGATTATATGTGTCTAAAAATTATGTGTCATTATATTCTTGGCTTTTAGATAGGGCATTCAATATATCTCCAATGGTTAATTGTCAGAAAAACAATAGTACTTTAAATAAAAATCGTTCAATATTGTTAAAAGTTTTATATGATATCAATAAAGATAATTTATTGAATTGTTTCAAAAAAATGTAAAAAACGGCGTTTTTTTGTGAACCCCTTATTTTAAAGAATGCAGTAAAATCAAGGGTTTGTTATTAGACTACTGATAGAGAGATGGCGAACCTAGCCACTCAAGTGCACAGTAGTCACTCATGGGGATGAGTGGTTGCAAATACGTATATCTAGCGAAATGGGGTTTGTCCCAAAGTAACTAGGACGCTACGTTCCCCAGAAGCGTCTAATTAAGTATGGGGTCATGATGGTTGGTGGGTGAGTTACTAGTGACTTGCCCACTGTTTACGAAAGGAAGGTATATCATAGCATGAGTGATATTGAAAATACACCTAAGAGAATTAAGGGTGGGAGACCAAAGGAGTCTACTTACACTCTTAATGAACTAGATGTTTGTCGTGCAATACGACAGCATGAATTAGTTAAAGAATATGATTTGAGCATAAATGAGGTCAAGGCTGTACTTGAGGCTTATAGTGCTATCATATATCGTTGTATGTTAAACGATACAAAAGTGAGCTTTCCAAAGTTAGGATGGTTTAAGAGAAAACACAAGAAGGGTATGTCTGCTCGAAAGATGTCAAAACCTCTTCATCCATTTTCTGAGGATAAGTCTTACGAATTAGTTGAATATCCAAAAAGACCCGATTATTCGGTAATAGAATTTGTTGTTCGCAATAAAGTCAAAGAAGAGTTCAAGCAAGCAACCATTGGAGAGGACAACTCTAATAAATAATGGCTAGAAATCTAACGTATAATGACATGGTTGACATTATTGCGATGAGGACTGGCAAAAGTAAAGAAACAGTTAAACAAATCTATGACAATATTTTGGATATTATTGCTAATGAGTTAAAAAATAACTCTTACATACATCTAAGGAGTCTTGGAGAAATTAAACTAGAACAACGTGGTGGAAAAGACGAAATATTCTTTAATCAGTTTGGATTGCAAGAAATAAGATACGTTGACCCATATTATGTTTTAGATTTAAAAGCTAACAAAATGCTGTTGGATTATATTAATGGTGATACAGATAAGTTTGTAAAACCTAGTATAAGAAAACGCAAGATACATGATAACAAGACAAAAGATGAAGCATATAGTGATTTTCTTGATACAGATTCCAATGCCGAATTAGATGATTATTTGTTTAATTTGGCAAAGAGAAGAAGAGAAAATACAGACTATATAAATGCATGGGCAAAAGGTGAATTAGAAGTTGACCCAAATAAAATTAAACATGCAAAGAAGATTTATTGTATAACAAATGATGTAACATATAACTCAATCCGTGAAATGGCTTTTGACTTACAAATAAGCGAAAGCAAGTTGTATAAAAGAATACAACGTGGCAAGCATGATTGTGACGGATATGAGTTTAAAATAGTTTAAAAATAAGAGAGGTTTTGTGGCATGAAGGCAAAATTTGAAAAGACAGTAGTATTGGACGCAATTGGTGTACTTGATATTGATGAGAATGGTGAGTATGCTTTAATTGTTGAAACTAAAGACAGTGTTAATACATATGCGTTAAGCGATATTTTGAAAGAAATTGCGGGCACAACAGTACAGATTAAGTCAATCGCTGACGCAAATAATGCATAAGGTGATTGCGTATGTACGAGAGATTTAGCGGTGAAAATGAAAACGCATATATCTATCGCATATGTGAGAGAAAAGATGCAATTGGAACTTGGCAAGACGTTGCAGATATTCTAAATGCAGAGTTAGGTCACAATTGGGGAGAGAGCACTTATCGTAAGAGATATAGTGCTTTTAAACAGATGTTGTCAGATAATATGGATAAGTTTTCTGACGAAAATGAACAAATTGCGACACTTGAGAAGCTGAGAGACGATATCCAAAAAGAACGTTATAAGTTATCTGATGCAAACAGAGAGAGAAATCAAATATTAAGAGATGAAGCAAGAATAGAAGTTATTATTGAAGAAATGAAAATTGCTATTAATAATCTTAATAAAAAGGATTTTTTGAAACCATATCATAAAACAGATTTGTCATATGGAACAAACAAAGAAGCAAGTTTGTTGGTTAGTGACTTACATTATGGTATAGTTGTTGATAATTGTAAAAATCAATATAATGAAGATATTTGTCAACAAAGATTGCATCAATTGAGAGATAAAACGATAAAGATTTGTACTAATCAACATGTAGACAAATTAAATATTTGTTTGCTTGGAGATGATATTAGTGGTATAATTCATAACAGTACGATTGCAGAAAATAATAGAGATGTTATAACCCAATGTATTGAAGTTAGTGAATTATTATCAGAGTTTATTTTACAAATTGCAGAAAAAATCCCAAAGGTTGTTGTTTATAGTACATACGGAAATCACGCAAGAAGTTTTCAAAAGAAAACAGATGGGTCTAGCAGAGAAAATTATGAGAGAATCGTATCTGAGTTTATTAAGGCAAGAATAAAACCATATGGTATAGACTTGATTGATAGTGGATACGAAGATTTTATTGTTGCAGAAATAGCAAATAAAACTGTAGTTATGACTCATGGAGACAAGGATTCTTTAACTCAAGCAAGTGCTAATTTCACAAAATTATTAAGAAAACCAATTGATGAAATCTATATGGGTCATTTACATGCACATAAAGAATTTGACGATTGTAATACTCAAGTAATTATAAATGGTTCTTTAGTCTCTACTGATAATTATGCTCTGTCTTTAAGAAAACATACTGATGCAGTACAATTGTTAAGGATTTATGATGAAGATGTATGTTGTTATAGACTAAAATTAGAGTAAAGCTTGACAATTAAATTGAAAAATGTTATAATTAGTATAAAGATATAACAGTTAGTTATTTAAGACATTACAAACAATATGTTTAGTCTATCTTTATAATGCAAGGACGGCGATTGTCGTCCTTTCGTTGTAAGGAGATAAAAATGTTAATATCAAAAGAAGTAGAAGTTACGCTCGCTGGCAAATGGATAAAATATTATGAAGATTTAGGTTATGAAATCCCAAGAGTCACAAGAGAATATAAGCGTGAAGGCAAAGGAATAACCAAGGTTACAATGTGCCCAACTGGAACAAAAATAGTTGTTGACATAAAAGATGTTCCGCTTGGTTCTTCTGCTAGAGTTAAATGTAAATGTGATAATTGTGGAAGAATAACAGAAATGCAATATGATAAGTATATAAAACAAAATACCAATGGAGTTACATATTGTTATAATTGTAAAAGTATTCGAATTTCTGGTGAAAAAGTTTTCATTGGAATTCAAACTTAACACAAGAAGAAAGAGAAATAAAAAGAAATTATCCAGAATATACAGAATGGGTTAAACGTGTTTTAAAGAGAGACAATTATATTTGTAAAAAATGTAATGATGCAAATAATAAAAAATTAAACGTTCATCATATAGACGGTTATGATTGGTGCAAAGAAAAAAGAACAGATGTTTCTAATGGGATAACATTATGTGAGAAATGTCATAAAAATTTTCATATGTTATATGGACGCGGGAACAACACAAGAGAACAATTTGTTGAATGGTATAAAAAACCAATGGATGATATAATTGGATATGACGGAAAGATACCAACAGCAAGACCTGCAATTTGCTTAGAAACAAATGAATATATAGAAAATATAAGTTTGTATTGTAAAGAAAACAATTTAAACGATGCATCAATGAGAAAGAGTTGCAACAAACATAGACCATATTTAGGAAAACATTATATATATATTGATGAGTACGCATGTATACCAAAAGAACAATTAGAAGATATTATATTGGATGTGAAATCTGATACAAATGTTAATAAGAAAATTGTTCAATTGGACGAAAAACTAAACATCGTAAATATTTTTAAAAATACACCAAACGCAGAAGAATTTTTAGGTATAAAAAAATATTGTTCAAAAATTGATACGGTAGCAAAACATCAAGATGGAAGAAAAAGCGTACGTGGTTATAAATGGGAATATTTTGATTATTATTATAAAGAAATATATAATGGTAATGAAACACCAATTGAATTATTAAATAAATACTTAGTTGGTTAGACAATTATCTTAAATTAATTAAAAAAAACTGTAGGTATTCAGTGGGCATCTAACCGTGTCCACTGAATAAATCTCACTATGGAAAGTAAATTTAAATGTGACAAAGATTTCACAAAATGTGCAATTTTTAGCATGAGAAAATTGTGTAGAGGTTGTATGTATGAAAATACATGTAGACATTGTAAATACAATAAGGTTAGTATAATAGACGAACCATGTTGTAATTGTAGTGTGCGTGGTATTAGTAAAGGTTACTAGCGTTGTTCATGCCAACGGAGGGTCACTACCTCTACCATGCTATATGGGAGCGTAGCTCAGTTGGTAGAGCAACCGACTGTTAATCGGTTTGTCATACGTTCAAGTCGTATCGTTCCCGCTATAATGGGTAGGTAGCCAAGAGGTTGAAGGCGGTGGACTGTAAATCCACTACACTAGAAACACCGATGGTTCGAATCCATCTCTGCCCACTTTGGCAATTGTGCCATTAAACAAATTATAAAGCAATAAAGGGGCATGAACTTTATGGTTAAATTTTACGACACGAATGCAGTGCTAGAATTACAAGACAAAATTTTTGAAGGGGATAAATTTTATATCTCTTCTGTGACTCTTGAAGAATTAGAAAATATCAAGACAAGCGGTACAAAGTCAGAAGATGTAAAATTTAAAGCTAGAAAACTAGCAAGGCTATTAGAAGAACATGAGAACGATTATGGAGTGGTAATCGTTGACGATGATATTATTGATTTTATGTCTCAATATAGAGTAGAGACTACAAATGACACAAAGATTTGTGCTTGTGCTAAATATTTAGAGCCAATTATTAAAGACGAACTTATGTTTGTTACAAATGATATTTGTTGCAAATTGTATGCTAGTGAAATATTTGGACTTAATACAATGACACAACACGAAAACAAGTCTGAGCTTTATCATGGATATAAAGAAGTTGAAATGACTGATGAAGAAATGGCTGATTTCTTTCAGAATCTTAATAATAACAAATATGATTTAATTGTTAATGAGTATTTGATTATTAAGAATCTTGATAAAGACAATGTATATAAGTGGAACGGAAACGAACACGTAAAGGTTAATCCACGTAATTTCAAGTCTATTCAGTTTAACCAAGTAAAGCCAAAGAATGAATATCAGTCTTGTGCTATGGATAGCATTGAAGACAATATGATTACGTTACTTTGGGGACGTTCTGCAAGTGGCAAAACATACTTGCCAATTGCGTATGCAAGTGCAATGATGGATAAGGGTAAATATAATAATATTACTTTTATTTATTCTTATGACCCATTAAAGGGAGCAAAAGAGCTTGGTTTTGAAAAGGGCGACCATGTAACAAAGTTGCTTAATTATGGTGCTATTGGAAATATTTTATCTACAAAATTTGGTACAATGGATGATGTAGAGAGAAAGATTGAAGATGGAATCATCAATATCGTTCCTACTGCAAATATCCGTGGTATGTCACTGAGTAACAGTATTGTAATTGTTACAGAGGCGCAAAATCTTGACCCATATACATTAAAAACAATTATTCAACGTTGTGAAGATGGTTGCAAGTTAATTATTGAGGGTGATGTTCTTGAGCAGACAGATACATATCATGCAGTTAGTGGTATGAGTAGATTTTTAGATGTGTTTGCGGGGAATGAAAATGTTGGTATTGTTAAGTTAAAGGGAAACTTCCGTTCAAAGATGGGTGAATTAGCTGATATGATGTAGGAGGTATACAAATATGGCATTAGTTTATTTTATTTTAGGAACAATGTTCTATGTATTTATATTGCCTGTTGTAGAACAACTTACATCACTTATTGTTCAAATAATTGAAGCTAAAAAGGGCAAGTATAACGTTGACGTCATTAGATATAATGCAGAAGCGCAAGAAATTGCAGAAGGACAAGAATATACTGTTTCAAACGCAATTGGTTTTGAGGTTCCTCAGTATGATGAATACTATGACGAAGATGAAGATGATGAATAAAGAACTGTACGAGTCGTGTTAATTCACGGCTCGTATTTACATATTAAGGAGTGAGCATGAATGGCAAACAAAATTGAAATAGGTAAAAGTTCGTATTGCGTTTCATGCAAACGAGAGTATCCTATTGATAGATTTTACCAAATTAAAGCAAATGAAGAGTTTAATCCTTCTCATGTAACTTGTTATTGTGATGTTTGTGTTAAAGATATGGTTAAATATTATCTTGACAAAGTTAAAAATCTTGAGAAGGCTGTTTGGTACACTTGTGCTAAATTAGATGTTCCATTTATCAAGGAAGTCTATAAAAAGGCAGAAGAGATGAAAAATCAGTACCAAGCTAAAGGCGGTAAGTCTGACTCTGAGTATGATATTTTTAAATATTACTATTCTTTTCTTTGGGGCAATAAATCTATAGAAAAGACCACTGATATGTGGCATGATTTTACAGATACAGACATTTCCGTAGATGAAATTGATGGTTCAAGAGAAACTGAAAAGTTTATTAAAGAACAAGTAGAAAAATTATCTATGGAATGGGGAGAACAAGAAACAGTAGACGACTACAAATTTCTTGTTTATAATTATAATAAATATACTAAAGATTTAAAGATAAGTACCCCTCAACAGGAAGACTTATATAGAGATTTATGTCTTGCACGACTTGAGAAGCGTAAAGCAGAAGAAGGTCGTATTGACTCAGATATAACAAAGATTCAAAATCGAATACTTAATCTTATGAGTAGATTAAAGATTGATGACTTTGCGAATAATAAGCCAAAATCACTTTCTGAACAGTTAATTTTTAACAAGATTGCTATGGTTGAAGAACATGAACCAGCAGAGTTTTATAAAGATGCTAAGAAGTGGAAAGATGTTCATGGTGCTAGAAAGTATATGGAAGATATGGTATATAGACCATTAGCAAATACGCTTGCTGGCACAAAAGATTTTGATATTAGCATGGATGACATTGAGAAATACAATATCAGAATAGATAAGGAATACGAAGATGACTAGTGATGAACTATATGAAATTCTTTCCTTATCACAGCAAGATAAAGAAGAATTAACTGAATATAAAGGATTAAGTAAAGAAGAAGAAGAATACAGAATTAAAGATTGGTGTACTTTATTTAGACGAAATTTGGACATATTTAATAAAGATTTCTTGGGTATTAATCTATGTCCGTTTCAAGAACAAATTATGTTCAATATTTCAGATAACGACGTTAGTGTAGACGTTATGAGTCGTGGAATTAGTAAGAAATAAATATCAAATAAGAAAGTGAGGTTTACCTCTGTGAAAAAGAAATATAGTATGAAAAACTATACAAAAGAACAAGTTGATTATGTTAAAGAACATTATCATAACGAACAAACATTAAAAATTGCAAATGATTTAAATCTTGAAATGGAAGAAGTATCTTATATTGCAAAAAATAAGAAGCTTAAAAAAGATGAAGGCTTTAAGTATGCAAGAAGAGATAGTTCTTTAACGTTAAGACAAAGAGAATTTATACTTAAAAATTATTCTACCATGAAAAATTCAGAAATTATAGATAAAATAGGTGTTACTTATGAACAAATAAGACAGTTTGCAAATAATAACAAATTATCTAAAGAATCTGGGTTTAGAGAAAATGAACATACCAAAAAGCAAGAACAATATGTTATTGATAATTATAGTTCAAAACAAACATTTGATATGGTTGGCAAGTTTGGATTAACACATAGTAGTATTATGTCTATTGCTCATAAATATGGATTAAAAAAAGATAAAGATTTAAAAATTATTACTTTTAATAATAAAAAAGAGGGTTCTCTTACTTTTGAACAAAAACAATTTATTATAGAAAACTATGCAACAATGAAAAACAATAAAATTTGTGAAATATTAGGAATTAGTAAAGATTCGTTACATAGTTATTCTCAAGATAGAAAATTAAGAAAAACGCCACAGGTAAGTAAAAGATATAATCATTATTATGAAGATTTGATTTCTAAAAGAGATAGAAAAGATTATAATGTAAACAATTATCTTAATAACAAGAAAGAACCAACAGTGTCAGAAGATTTGTTATATAAAAGTAAATATGGGAAATACAAAGTCAATGAAAATTATTTTGATGATATAAATAACGAATGGAAGGCTTATTGGCTTGGTTTTTTATATGCAGATGGATGTAATACTACGGATAAAAAAAGTGGAACAAAAAATGTTAATCGTCTTGGGCTAGGTTTGGCTAGTGTAGATAGAGAACATTTACAAAATTTTTTGAATTCGTTGCAATCTGACAGTATAATTAAAGACTATACTAGTCATTTAAATGGCAAAGAATATTATAATTCAAAAATCAATATTTGTAATCAGCATATATGCCAAACATTAAAAGAAAAGGGTTGTGTTCCAAATAAATCTTTAATATTGACATTTCCAAATGAAACAATTTTACCAAAACATTTAAGAAGACATTTTATTCGTGGTTATTTTGATGGAGATGGTTGTATTCATATTAACAAAGAAAAAGGAAATGTAAATTTAAACTTTGTTGGAACAAAAGAATTTTTATCTGTATTACAAGATATACTATGCGAAGAAATCGGTCTTGATAAAACATCAATACACGAAAATAATCGTGGAAGTAAGGCATATAGTTTTGCTTATGGCGGTTACGCAGATGTAGAAAGTATCTATAAATACTTATATAAAGATTGTAATATATATTTACAAAGAAAATTAGATAAATTTGATATTTTATATTGCTTGGATTAAGAACAAAACAAGATAACTTAATCTGAAATCGGGCAAAATCGGTGAAGTCCTTCATGTATAATTGGATAATACCGAGATAACTAATGTTTCAATAGGCATTAGCATTGTAACGAGTAGGGGTTGAAGCCATTTTAATGGAATATAATACCCCCACGAGTGTCCGACTTGCTCTTGTATTTTTATTGGCAAGAAAATGTACTCTGAACTTATACAATGATAAAGTATAAGAAATGTAGGATAAAGAGCCTATATGGTAACAATTTGAAAACATACACGACTGGATTAACGGCTACTGACATGGCTTTATTATATCCAAATTGTCAAATATTATTAACTTCAATGACAATATCACAAAGTAATAATATTATTGATGAAAAAATCGACAAAATTTTTACTACCGAAGGGACAGCATTTAGCAGTCCAATATTGTGTCAATTACGTAGAGATGGATGGATTCAATTTAAAACAAATCCAAACACAAGCGCTCGTTATGTAGAATTCGGTAATGGAAGTAAAATATTTGCTGTTACAGCAGGAGAATCTTGTCGTGGTTTACGTAGTAATGTAGTTGTAGTCGATGAGTTTATGCTCATAAAAAAGAAAGACTATGATGAAATCGTATCTCCTACGTTAGAGCCACGTAGATTTGCTGGAAGACCGACTAAAGGATATTCAGAAGAGCCAAAACAAATTTTCTTGAGTTCTGCTAGAAATAAAACAAATTGGGGTTGGAAACATCTTGTTAATGCCGTAAATAACCACTATAAAGGTGGACATACTAAATACGGATTCTATGCTGGTGATATATTCACTGCTGTAGCAAATGGAATTCAGACAAAGAAGCAGTATTTACAGAGAAAGAAAGATACTGATGATATGTCTTTCCAACAAGAATACTTAAATATTTTCTTGGGTAACAATGAAGATTCAATCTTTAAGTTTGAAGATTTTGAACAAAACCAAGTTGTACATAATGCTTTTAAACCGTTGTCTCGTGACGATATTCTTGATGGAAAAACCCAATCTTGGAAGTTTGGTGATGACGAAGAAGAGATTCGTTGGCTTACAACGGATATTGCTGTAGCAACAGGAGACGAAAACGATAATACTGTAATTATTTTATCAAAGTTAAATCTTAAAACAAAGCAAAAAACAGAAGAATATATTGCGACATATAATGGTATGAACATGACAGAACAAGTGTTAACAATGAAACGATTGTTCTATGATTATAAGTGTCATTATATGGTTATGGACTCGAAAGGCTTAGGTAATGTTGTGTATGATTTGCTTACAAACGAAACATTTGACCCAATGATGAATAAGACTTATCCCGCATGGACTGTTAATACAGATAAATTATTACAGATTAGTTCAGACACTGTTGTAGATGACAAGATTGCTAGAACAATGACCAAAGATGCAAAAGAAGTAATTATTCCTTTTGCTGGTACAGCAGAATTAAATAGTAATGGTCACTTAGCATTAAGAAAAGCATTAAAAGAACAAGAGTTCGATTTGCTTATTGATGAACATGATAAGCGAGCAGAACTTGAAAATAAAGATGTTAATTATTTCACTAGAGACGCAGAAGAAAGAGCGTTAGAATTATTACCTTACTTGCAGACACACTTTATGATAAATGAGGCTGTTTCACTTGAAGTCAAGTTTACAGAAAGTGGTAATATTAAGTTATCAGAAGCAAAAAGAACTGCAACAAAGGATAGATATATGACTCTCATGATGTGTAATTATTTTGGTGATAAATTAATTAACAAATACTGTTCAGACGACAGTTTAGAAGATTTCGACATTGAAGATTTCCAATTAGTATTCTAAGAAAGGAGGAAACATTAGGTGAGCGAAACAGAAAATTTAGAGCAGATTACTGCTGATGATGTATATGAAGTTCTTAAATTTGCGAACTATCTATATGGTCAGAACCCTTATGGTGGTTATTTTACGCCTAACATGTCAAATCAGAATTTGATTGATTTGAATAATAATCCTCTTGTTCCAAGTGTCGAAAGAGTAGAAAAAGCCTTGGCTAATTATAAGGTTAGCGGAGAGGAACTTAAAGGTTATGCTGAGTTTATGGAAGTATTTGACATTCTCTATAAGAGAGTTGTTGGATATTATTCTGGAATGCTCAGATACGACCTAGATATTGAATGTACTAATGCGTTCACAAAAGAAGATTATAATAGTGAACAATATAAAGACGACCTCAAGCGTGTATATAAATTCTTAGATAAGTTTGATTATAAAGAAGAATTTGCAAAAGTAACAAAACAGTTGCTACGACATGAGGTTGATTATACATGGTTGCGTGATTCCAAAGGAACATTTAACGATGACCCCGAAAATCCAACAGAAGTAAACGTCAAGAAAAGTCCAAAGTATACACTACAAGAAATGCCACAAAGTTATTGCAAGATAACGGGTAAGTGGGAATACGGAATGCTTTATGATTTTGATGTTAACTATTTCACAAAGGGTGGAGTTAGTGTATTGGGGTTTGACCCAAGTTTGATTAAACAGTGGAACAAAATTAGAGAAGGTAAAAGACAAGAATATAATCCTACTTCTCAGTTAAATGTTCACGATGGAAGTTTTGCAAATTGGACACAAGTGTCGCCTTACAATGGGGCGTGGGTATTCAAGATGGACATGACCAATGTTGCTATCGTTCCATTCTTTGCATCAATCATTCCAAAAGTATTAGATGCTGAGGAAGTTGGAAAGTTGCAAAAGAATAAAGACATTATTGGTGCTAGAGCATTACTTGTGGGTGAGATTCAGTTATTAGATAAGCAGAAAAGCGGAAACGCAACTGACGCACTTGCTTATAATCCTAAGACGCTTATGAAATTCTTAAAATTAGTTAAGAATGGATTAAATGAGAGTATCAATGCTGTAGCAATGCCTACAAAAGACCCAAAGATGTATCAGTTTAAAGATGAAAATACCGATATGGTTAACAATAATCTTAAAACATCTGTAGGTCAGTTTGCAAGTGGTAGTCGTTTATTATTTGTTAACGATAAAATGTCTGAAACGGAGGCTAAATGTGCAATCATTACAGATTACAATCTTGTGGAACCGTTATACAGACAATATGAAAACTTCTTAAATTATTACGTTAATCGTAAAACATCAAAATATAAGTTCAAGTTTACTTTTAGTGGCTCTACTTATTATTTTGTTAATGAAAAACGTGATGAAAAGTTAGTTGAACTTATGGACAAAGGAGTTGTATTTGCTCCAAGAACATATGCTAAACTTGTGGACATGAAACCGCAACAGTTTGATAGATTACTTACAGAAGGTAACGCTACAGATTGGACAATAAAATTAACTTCACTTATGCAGAATGTTTATACGCAAAGTGGTAATCCAAACGATAAAGGTGGTAGACCACAAAGTTCTGATAGTGATTTGTCAGATAGTGGTTCAACTGCTAGAGAGTATAAGTAGGTGATATTATGATTATAAGAGATACACCGAAAGACAAAAGTAAATACATCATGGTTAAAAGCAAATCGTTAAATGATATGCTACAAAGAATTGGTTATCATCCAATGTTTGTTGATAGCGATGGTGTTTATTATAAAAAGAGCAATATGCTCAACAATGTTTTAAATATTTTATAGAAAGGTGGTGCTGATTAAATAGAATGAGTGAAATTTATAAATTATCACTAGAGGACTTTTCTAAGTTCGCCAATGATGATGACCCATCTCTTGCTATTGGTGATACTTGTTTCCTTTCTACTAAACCTAATTCTCACGGATTAAATATTAGTGAAGAAGTATTGCGTGAATGTGCACCTACCATTTTAGGAAAATTCCTTGTTGGTAACATGAATTGGATGGGTACTGACACAAAGGGACATGAAAGTAAACCATTAATTTTTGGATATTTCCCAACAGACCAAGAAATTAGGTTTGTTGAAAAAGATGGTTGTTTGCTTGCATATGCCTATGTTGTTATCTCAAAGATTTATGCTACTGAATACTATGAAATATTTAAAAGAGATAATTTTAGAAATACTTCTGTAGAAATGCTTTGCGAATTTTCTGATGAAGAAAATAAAGTTGTTAGTGCTTTTCGCATTGAAGGTTTGACTTCTTTAGGAAAGGAAATTAAGGGCAGTTGTCCATCTGCTAACATTAGAGTTATTAGATTTTCGGAAGAAGATGCAAACAAGTATTATACTAAAAAGAAAAGTATTTGGGATAACTATTTGAAAGGAGAAGTTCTAATGTCTAAACAGAAAGAGAATGAGGACATTGTAATGGAAGAGCAGAAAGACGAAAAGTTGGAGTCTGCTACAGAAGAGACAATGGCTGAAAAGACAGAAGAGCCAACCTCTGATGAACCAAAGGAAGATGAAAAAATGGCTGAACCTACTGAGGAAGAGCCAAAAGATGAGCCGAATGACGAAGGCGAAGTTAAGGCTTCCGAAGAAGAGGTAAAGGCTGGTTGTGGTGAAGACGAAAAGCTTGGTTGTGGAGAAAAGATGGAAGATGATGAGTCTGATGATGACGACAACGAAGATAAAGATGAAGACGAAGACCACAACGAAAAGATGGCTGAACTTGAAGCAAAACTTGCTGAAACTGAGGCTAAACTCTCTGAAAAAGATGAAACTATCACCAAGATGCAGGAGCAGATTGATGAATTAGTTAAATTTAAGTCAGAGAAGGAAGAAGCAGAAAAGATGTCTATTGTTACTGCAACTTTAGCACAAGTTAAGGATTGCATGGCAGAGGCAGACTATACTAAGTTTGAAGAGAGTGGTAAGACTTGTAAATTGGAAAATATTACTGCTTGGAAAAACGAAGTATTAGCAAATGTAGCAACTGTCCTAATGTCCGAAAAGGAAAAGGAAGATGATGGTATTACTCGTATGAGTTTGCCAACTGAACCAGAAAAGCCAAAGGACGCTTGGGAAAAATATATTAATTAATTTTGAGATTATTAAAAGGAGATAAATAAAGATGGCAAACGCAATTGTTGTTAAATCTGATATTCGTGCAATCAATATCGATGCTATGAATCGTACTGCAAAGGCTGACGTAGACATTACTAATGGTACTGCTGTAAATCTCGCTTTCTCTGCTACTGAGGGAGACGATGTATTTGTAGCAACTAAGGCTACTAGCGGAATGGCTTTCAACATTGGTCGTAGAGAAGATTTGATTATCGCTACTAAGAACATGCTTGAGAAGGAACATGCAGAAGGTTATTTGCTTGAAGCAACTACTGGTGGTTGGATGGCAATTTCCCCAGAGGTAAATCTTGCTGAGTATGGTAAGGTTTTAGCTGGTGTTGATGCACGCTTGTTTACTAATAAGGCTGGCAAGCCATTTGACGTAGTTAAGTTAGAGGCTGGCGATATTATCCAAGTTTCTAAGGACTTCTTCGCAAATGGTTATGCACCATCCGAAGTAACTGGTGCTACTACTGTTGCACTTGATTCTGATGGATTTAAGGCTACTGTATAATTTTAACTATTAACAATATTAGAATATAAAGGAGAATAAGAAATGTTAAATCCAAGCATTGTTAAATTTGCTAACGGAAATGAAGATAGATATGAATTGTTCCGTGATTACTATTTTCACTACATGGACGCTGTAGAGGGAAAGAAATATGGTGCTTATACATTAGAGCATACTCTTGATGAAAAAGAGAAGGCTATGAATGTAGCACTTTTAGCTGAAATCGAGCGTGTAAGTGGTGTACAGCGTGGAGATATGGATATTGCAATGTATGCAATGAACCCACAGGTTCGTTTTGCATTTGACGTTGTAGTTTCTCAGATGATTGATGCAATCCTTCCAGAGACCATTTTAAAGCAGGTTGGTATTTGGTCTGAGATTAAGACTGTTGGTTATGGTGAGAGTGCTCACTTTACTGTAGAGCCAAACTCTATCTATACTGTATCTGAGAGTTCTAACGCTAAGAGATTTAGCCGTAATATGAAGGAATATGCAATCAACGAGAGCTTTAATGCAGTAAATCATCAGATTACTGTTTCCGTTGAGTTGTATAAGGTTCTTTCTGGTGTAGAGTCTCTTGCACGTTTTGTACGCAAGGCTGTTATCTCTATGGAAACTCAGATGGGTGTTGATGCATACAAGGCACTTGTTGACTTGACTACTAATGCAAACTTCCCAGCACAGTTAAAGATTGGTGGTTACACCGAGGATGACCTTATTGGTCTTTGCCAAAAGGTTCAGGCTTACAATGGTGGTGCAAAGCCAGCAATCGTAGGTACTAAACGAGCAATCTTGAGAATGATTCCAGATGCATCTAAGGGATATCGTATGATTACTGATGCTAAGAATCCACAGATTAATGTTGTTCGTGGTTTCTTTGATTATGATATTATTGAACTTGACCAAGTTGCAACTGGTAAGGATGACTACAGCCTTGTTCTTGATGACAAGAAGTTGTATGTAATCTCTACTGGTGCTGACAAGTTAATCAAGGGTGTTGTTGAAGGTGGTACTATTCCTTACACTGACGCTCCACATGATAATGCTGACTTGTCTCAGAGAACAACCATTAATAAGCGTTACGCATTTGATGCAATTTCCAACGCTGTTATGGGTCTTGTTACTTTACCATAATTTAAACATACTAACAATAGGGTTGGGTGAATACTCACCCTATTGTTTTACATAATTATTAAAAATATTCACAAGCATGAATGTGAAAGGAGAATATAAATGGCTGGTAGACCTAAAAAGACTACTACTGAAACAACTGCAAAGAAGACTACAACAAAAGCAGTTGAGAAAGAAGTAAAGAATGAATCCGCAGATTTAACTGCGATTATGGAACAAATGGCTGAAATGCAGAAGCAGATTTTGGCTTTAACAAAGGAAAACGAAGCGCTTCAAGCAAAAGAAACTGAAACTACAGAAGACGCAGAAGAAATTAATGCAGATACAGAGATTACTGTCGTTTCTAACTTTAATGGAACATTAATTTTGTCCACAGAAGCACATGGCGGTGGAGTTCAGTATAAGTTTTATGAGCTTGGAGAAATGCAAGAAATTCCATTTGGTGATTTACGTGACATCTGTAAGAACATGAGACGTTTTGCTCAAGAAGGATTGTTTTATATATTAAATGATACCGCAATTAATAAATTAAGACTTAACACTAGTTATAATCGTATGCTTGGCTTTGAAGATATGCAGAATTTAGAATCAAAGCCAGCATCTGTTGTTATTGAGTTGTATAAGTTGGCAAGCCCTGCGCAAAAGGATGAAATTTTAAATACTTTTCTTGAGAAGTACAGAAGCGGTAAGCCTGTAGATATTAATATCATCAAGGAACTTGGCGATTTAGTTGGACGTAATTTGTTACAGATGTAATTATTAAACATAAAAGGAGAGAATGTAATGACACCATTTTCTAATATTTATGATAAGGCTCTTGTGGTCATTCAAGATTATAAATTGGACGCATTAGCAACAAAGGACTATGCTAGTTTTCTCCTTTTTATGAAAGGTTTATTAGAAAATAGTATTGACCTATTTAACGGAACATTAAGTGATTTGAGTTGGACTAATCGAGTAGAAGTAGATACTGACGATGAAGGAAATGAAACATCTTATGATGATTCATATTTTAACGCAGATTTAACTTCGAAAGAGCAGTCCATACTTGCAATGATTATAGTATACGAATGGTTTCTACGTGAAACACAAGACGTAAGACAATTTAACAACCATTTGCAGACACGAGATTTTAAAGTATTTTCAGAAGCGAATAACTTAAAACAGAAATCTGATTATTCAGACAAGTTAAGAGAAAAATATTTGTATGAAATTCAACAGTATCAGTTAAATAAATTGGATGATTTTTGGGAGGTATAATATGGCTCTCAAATATTTTAACAATTATTTAAAAAATCTATCTAAGACACCAAATGAGAATTGGCGTGAAATTCATCAGCAAACTATTATTTCTCAATTTGATGATACTACGTTATTAGAGTATAATTTAAAACAAGAGAATGCTGTCCGAGACTTTACATTCGAGACAATTGAAAAGTGTTGGGTTGGTACAGTTGGTGATGCGTTAACTAACACAAGTAAAGATTTTGACGATTTCAGAGAAATCTATTTTGAAGATTGTGAGCATGAAGTTAAACGTGGAACCTATTTTGATTATAACAACAACTATTGGATTTGTTATGAGACACCAACTAAGCTAGAAAGTTATTCTCATTGTAAGATTCGTAGGTGTAACAATTGGTTGAAGTGGGTTGATTTAGATACAGGTATTTTGTATGAGTATCCATGTGTGATTGATTATACTTTGACAAGTACAAATGCGCAGACAAGTAAGACAATTAATCAAGCCAACTCGCATATTGACGTAATAATTCAAGGAAATGCAAACACGTTAAAGCTTAGAAAGAATAGACGAACCCTTGTTAACGGGGTCGGTTATAGATTCTTTGCAATTAACAATTATATGCAAAACGATTATGTAGACCAAGATACGCCAATTTTATATATGGACTTCTTCTTGGATATGATTGATGATAAAGATAATCTTGATGAAAATATTGCAGAAGATTATCGTGATAGTTTTACTGTGCATTGTGATATTGATAATATTGAATGTCCAAAAGGGACACAAGGACAATTAGATGTTTATGCAGTAAAAGGACTTGATAATCGCATTGAGACAGAATTTGAATATATTAGTAGCAATGAGAAAGTAGTAAAGGTTGATAAAGACGGACATTTTAATATTGTTGGTAGCATTGACGATACTGCTTTTATCTATGTACAAATCAAAAACAATGTTAAGAGTAGAATTGCTATTCCAATTAGAGTTAAACAAGTTGAGCAACATAACTTCACGACTGTCATAGAACCAATGTTTAATGATATTAAGCAAGGTCGTTCAAAGACATTTAATGTGTGTCTATATGATAACGGAGAATTAGTTACGAATGAATTTGACGTAACTGCAAATTGGGAAAACGTTAAAAATTACAAGTTAGTTAAGAATGATGATAATTCATTTACATTAACTAATACTCAAATGAGTAATACACCACTTTTATTAACATTTACAAATTCTGAATACTCTGCAACATATGAATTAACAATTAAATTAAAGGCAACATTTTAGGAGGTAGAACATGTATAATAATTTTGACGATATACCTTATGTGCCTTATAAATTGATTAATTATTTGGCAGAGAAAAACGATAGACTGTTTAAGTTGCTTAAATATCCAAGTTCTGATGCATTAGAACAACCAAATTTAACATTAGATGAAAAATTGGACTTGTTATACGTAGACGAAGGTAATGAGGTTGATAAACATATTTTCTTAAAGCCTCTTGTTGGAGATGAGATGACAAATGCTGAATCTCAAATAAGAATTTATAAATCTGGTATTAAACCATTAAGTAAACAAGATGCAGTTGTTAGTTATAGATTTGATTTTATAACGGGTGATAAAATATCTACTGTGCGTGATAATGGTATTCCATGTCAAAGGCTTGATTTGCTTGAATCTGAAATTTTAAAAACATTTAATGGTGTTGACTTGTTTGGTACAGGAGAATTTCAGTTTAGCAGAGATTTAGACACTACAGATAAACAGATGTTTGCTATGTCAAATTCTAAGGGATTCTTTGGAACATATCTTATCATGTCTGTTAGATGGGTTGATGTATCTACCAAGGAATGTTCATAGTGGATAAAGATAAGATTAAATATTATGAAAAGGCATACTATCAAAATTATGAACCCATACCTTTTGAAACAAAATGTGGATATATTTTAAATATTTATCCATCAACTGTAAAAGAATGGACTTTATTTGAAGATAGTGTGTCGATTTTAACTCAAGATAAATCCAAGACAAATGACCCTAATATAATTAGTATGTCATATCTTGAATTTTTATATAATTTAATAGGAGCAGAAGCAATCGAACAAAAAGGAACTACATGCAAAGACATGTTATTTAATGTTTTAAAAATAACATTCAAAGATGAAGATGACTCAACATTCACCTTTAAATGGTACAATGATAGAGTTAATTTATGTTTGATTGATTCCTCCGATGTTGTTAAATGTAAGATAACACCCAAAGAATTTAACAACATTATCGACATAATTTTAACATATAATATTAGAGATTATGACGATAGAACGTTTTCTGATGATATTATCAAAGCGATAGAAGACTATCGAAAACTTAGGTATAAGAATACTCATTCTCCGTCTTTGGAAATGAGAAAGGCTTTTGTAATATCTAAAACGGGACTAGATTACAAGTATGTAAATGAAATGCCTTATAGGTTATTTGATTTAATATTTGAGTGTAATTTGGGTGTTGATTCATATATCGGGGATAAAATTATCCAAGGCTCTGAGAAATTTAGAGTGGACGAAAATATAGTTCATCCACTATATCAACCAAAGAGAGACATTCTTTCTGAGGTATTTAGTGATTCTCAAGAGTTTAAGGACAAACTTTCCGAAGTGGCGAAAGCCTAATTTGACAATATTAAAAATTTATAAAGGAGATTAAAAGATGAAAACATTAGTCGCAAGCGTTGGTGTTGTAAGACTATTTGACCCATCAAATGATGCTCTGATTTGCGTTGCTAATACTTGTACCACTACTGGTATTAACTTAGGAGTTACCGCAGAAGAGGCTCGTGGTGGTCAAGGAAACATGTTGCTTGGTAAATATTACCATGATACTTCCTTCGGTCTTAACATCGAAGACCAATTATTCGATTTAGAGTATCTTGCTCTGAACTGTGGTGGACAGATTGAAGCTGGTGGTAATGTAATTACTACTGAACAGGTACAGGTTGGTGCAAATGGCGTAGTAACTGTTTCCAAGACCCCTGTTGCTCTTGGCAAGACCGTAGTTGGTTGGGCAAAGAAACCTTCCGAGGGTGATGAATTGACCAAGACCCTTACTTTTGATGGTAAGAATGCTGATTCTACTTATGCAGAGAATGATATCGTTTGTGTAACTTATCTGACAAAGGTTGATAGCGCACGTTCCTTCAAGGTATCTTCTACATTCATTCCTAGCGTTGTTCATGCAATCATGACAGTTCCGTTGTTCAAGGCTGGTACAAATGGACAGATTGATACAGGTTCTAGCAAGGTTGGTGAGTTAATTGTTGATGTACCTCAGTTGCAGTTAGAGGGTTCACAGGAACTTTCTTTGACTTCTTCTGGTCTTGCAAGCACTTCTTTGAGTGGTTCTGCATTGGCTACATTTACAGCAGTTGATTCTTGTAGTGTTGATGGTTACTATGCTATTATCACTGAGAACATCTTTGATAAGGATGAGTTCGATGACGTATATGCAATCGTAATTGAAGATTCTGACATTGACCTCGCAGTTGATGAAAAGCAGAAGTTGGTAGTAAGAGCACTTCATAATGGAACTACTGCACCTAGCATCGTTGATGCAAGCAAGTTGACAATTACTTCTAGTGCAACATCCGTTGCAACTGTTGATGCTAATGGTGAAGTAACTGCTGTTGCTAATGGTGAAGCTACCATTGAAGTTGTAGTAACTAGTAAGACAGATTTGGTTGCTACTGCTCGTGTAACTGTTGCATAATTTATTTAACAACTGAAAGGGGTGACATTATGTTACCCCTTTTTTACATAATTACTAAAAATAAAGAAGGTGATAAAATGTGTGAATATGTATTACAAGACGGAAAAGACTTGAGATGTAAATTGAATGATAGACCTTGTATTTATCGCAGATATTGCAATAAGGTTGACGCATTTATTCACCTAGATGAATGGAGTGAATGTTATTTGCGTAACGAACAATTAAAGCGTAATATCCCAAAAGGCTCATGTTATGTTAGATTTGAGCGAAATGGGTATTTATATGTTGAATATGAAGATAATGTAATTAAAATTAAAAATACACTCGATGGAGAAAAGGTTGAGAACTTTGTATATGTAAAGAAGTATCGTGGTGAGTACAAGTTATCTTTAACACCTTTTGTTGAAGAACCAAAGGTTACAGAAGAAGTTGAAGATAAACCGAAGAAGACTACGAGAAAGAGAAAATCAACCAAAAAGACTAATGAGAACGATTAACCAAAAGGACATTCTTTTATGTGATTTTGGCGAAGGAGTCGGAAGTGAGCAAGAGAAAACTAGACCCGCTCTCATAGTTAGTAATAATTTAAATAATGCTTACTCTGATACAATAATCGTATGTCCTATTACAAGTCAAAATAAGAAGAAAAATAAGAAGAAAGAATTTCCTACGCATTTTATATTGGATAACATTAAGTATCCTTTTTTCAGTAAGGAAAATAATACAGTTTTATGCGAACAAATTAGATGTGTAAGTAGGCAAAGACTTGGACAATATTTAGGTTCAATTGATGATAACGATTGGCATGATGTCTTAGAGAAGATGAAAATTAATTTTTCTGATATCGAAGTATTTTCTTAATGAAAGGGGATAAAAATGTATTCTATTCTTATTCAGATTGGAACGAATACTGACAAGTGGGCGTTCTATCATTTAGCAGATGGAACTATTTATGTAGCAGAAACACTGACAGATGTTGCTACTAAGGTTGCAGAGTTACTTAATGAACATTTATTAAGTAGCATTAAAGTTGTTAAGAACTGTATGATTACAAGTAATATTACTGTAGAAGAAGTTACTGCATAAGGAGGCTCAAGATGAGTGTAACAATTAATAGAGTTGGTGGAACAAATATTGAGCGTTCCGCAGAATTTTATGGTAAGTCAACCGATACCAAGCCAACAGTAGATGCTAATGGACAGCCACTTGTAAATGGTAGTATATATGTAGAAATGGATACAAGTGAAGTATATTTCTATGATGCAGATACACAAAGTTGGTTACAAGCATAATCTAGGTGTTGACAAATAGAAAATAATATGATATAATATGCTATGTAAGGTAAATGAATGACCTTATATAGCATATTCTACTTTACATAATAAAGGAGAATTATAAATGGCTATTTTTAAGAAACAGAATGGGTCATTGGTTGATTATTCTAATCCAATCCCAGATACAGCAGTTGCACCAATTGAGAATGGAGCAACATCAGCACATAACTATGTAGTTGGCGCTTATGCATTAGTTAAGGGCATTTTAAAGAAAGTAACAAGCGCTATTTCTATTGGAACTGCATTTAGTGATTCTAACTCAGAGACTACTGATGTAGCAACTGAATTAAAAGAGTTAAACGATGATGTGACCACGATAAATACACATTTA